ATTAATACACATATGATTGAAGATGGCTATGCTTGGGGATATCTTGGAGACACAAAAATTAAAGACTTTGATGTTTTAAAGGCTCAACGTGCTAAGGCTGGAACTGCTAAGTAATTAAAATGGAATATATACTAGGCTCTATAATTACTTTAATAAGTTTTTTTGTTTTTAACAAGATGACTAAAAAAATAATTTCAGAAAAGATGCATATTCCAATATTTTCGCAAAGCAGAAAACTTGAATTAATTAAAAATTATTTAATTAACATTACCTCTCCAATTGAAGAAACAAAAACACAATCTAGAGAGAATGCAAAAAAGAATTCTACAAAAGCATTCTTTTGGGCAGACAATGTTTATTGGATTGAGAATGGTTTTTTAGTTACAGCAAAATTAAATAATGATAAAATTGATGAAACTACCAAGAAAAGAGTTGACACGCATAGTCTAGATAAGGTAGAATTAGATAAGATAACTTTTATCGTAGATAAATTAACAGAAGGAAATAAAGATGATAGTGGGAATTCAGGGAAGTAAAACTTTCAGTGATTACAATGTATTCTTGAGAGCAATGGGGGTGGCTTTGTCTAGCCTACCAGAAGGAGACACTGACATACTTTTTGCATCTGCTGGACCATTGAACATTAACAATATGGCAATGGAGTTTGTCAATATTTCTGAGCGTAGCCTAAAGGCTCGTGGTATCAAGATTAAACTTATTAAAATTCCACCAAGTTGGATTAAGGAAAATATTCATAACATTGAATACTTTGCTTATTTTAGTAAACCAAAAGAGCCTGTGTCTGACTTGGTAGAACTGGCTGAATCAAAAGATGTTGAAGTTGGCGTTTATCGCTATTAACAGAAAGGTGATTATGTTAATTCAATCACTAGAGAAAATGGAAACAATTGTAGAAAACAATAAGTTTCTATCGTGGGATGGCTGGACAGTTTTAGAACTGAGAAAGTCTGATATGGCTTGGATGAAACCAAATGCCAAGTTCATCAATGACGAATGGTATACTGCCAATCGTTTTGATGCCAATGCTGATGGCTGGAATATACCTGCTAGTTTGGTAAAGAAGAATGCCAAATGAAAATTGGAAAGATGAAGCCTTATGTAAAGGTGACGATGTTAATCTATTCTTTGATACTTATGAGCAAGATGTTGAAGTTAGAAAAGAAGTAGATTCTCTTTGTTCAATTTGTCCTATGGCTAGGATATGTTTTGCAGTTGGAGTATCTCAAAAGGCATATGGTGTTTGGGGTGGAGTTTATTTGGACAGGGGCAAAGTGTCTAGAGAATTTAACAAACATAAAAATAAACAAGATTGGGCTGACACATGGCAGTTCTTAACAACAGATAAGGAATTTTAATGTATACAATTGAAATGGCAAAGGCTTTTAAAGCAATAAAGCCACCAAAAGGTTTTGGTGTAATTGTTTATGATAATGAAAATTTTATTACTATTAAGATTAATCCAGAGAAATTGATTAATCTTACAGAAAAACAAACTCAATTAATTGTAGATTATATAAACAATGTTAAAGAAACTTTTGAAAAACTTGGAGCAACAGTTTTTCTTGTGAGAGATACTTTGGAGAATAAAGATGAATCTAATTAGCATTATTTCTTTTTCATTGCTTTTATTTTTTACATTGATATTTGTATATTTAGTTATAAGATTAAATATTCAAAAAAGAAAATTAGTTGGTTTCTATATACAAAGTGAGATGGATAAACATTTATTAAGTCAAAAACTAGATGAACTTTTTAAAGAACTTTCTGCTCGTCAATTATCCGAAACAGATGGATTTGTTAAATTTATTTCTCAATCTCGTGATTGGGCTTTTGAATACATTGAAGAAGTGCAAAAAGCATTGGCTGAATTTGATAAAGAAGTATCTCCACAACTTGAATGGGCTAACACCTATGGAAGACTTAGTGGCGAAACAGTTCATACAAATACAGTAAAAGTAATTTCCGAGGCATACGATAAATTAAAATCAGTATTGCCAGAGAATACCGAAACGCCTAATAATTAGGCACTAAACAAGGAGAAACAAAAATGAGTACAACTCAACTAAAGGCTCTGCTCGCATCATATTTGCGTAGCATCCTATCCGCAGTAGCAGCACTATACTTGGCTGGCGTTACAGACCCAAAGACCCTTGCATGGTCATTGGTTGCTGCATTGCTACCAGTTGCAACTAGAGCAGTAAATCCAAAGGACAAGGCATTTGGCATTGTTCCATCGGCTGAAGTTGTTGCAGATGCTCTTAAGGATGTCAAAGTAACAAAGGCACCAGTTAATAAGACTGTTGTAAAGACAGTTACAAAGACAACACCAGTTAAGAAGACCACTACAAAGAAGTAGTCTTAATAAGCATTAAGGGATAGGTTGCAAAGCCTGTCCTTTTTTGCTATAATAAATATGTACCTGCCAATTGGGGGTACAAAAATAACTCGCTTAAAAGGAGATGATATAAATGGTAATCTATACAGACCCATTTGCAGCACTTAGTCAGGAATTTGATAAGATGCTTGCAACACCAGGAGTACACAGAGTTGGCTCCACATACCCACCATATAACGTAATTCACTCAAAGGACAAGAATGAATGGTATCTTGAATTTGCTCTTGCTGGATTTGAGAAGGATGACGTTACAATCACAACAGACAAGAACGTTTTGACTGTTGCTGGTGAAACAAAAGAAGACAAAGAACTACCAGAAGATATCCGTTATGTTTACAAGGGTATTGCTGGTCGTAAATTCACTCGTTCTTTCACTCTACCAGAATATGCTGAAGTCGCTAAGGCTGAATTGAAGCACGGTATTCTGACTATTGATTTAGTTATCAATATTCCAGAGGAAAAGAAACCTAAGACTATTACTATTAAGTAAGTCGGAAGTCCTGGGTATGACAATAAACTGCCTACCTAATAGATATGGTATAATGAAACAATGGAAAACTTACTAGCACAATTAAGAACGCTACTGGCAGACAATGTTGCCCTTAAATTTAAAGCACATGGATATCACTGGAATGTAGAGGGAGACGATTTTCAGCAGTTCCACGAATTTTTTGAAGACATTTATTTAAACTATGATGCAGCAACAGATACTTATGCAGAGTGGCTTCGTGCATTAAGACAGTATGCACCATATAGACTAACAGATTTTTTTGACATGTCAACAGTTCCAGAGCCAGTTATTGTTGGTGACCCACAGCCTATGTTGAACGACCTTTATCTTTCTATTGAGGCACACATTGAGGCACTAGTTGTAACAAGTGACCTTGCTAACGAAGCCAAGCAGTATGGTCTAGCAAATTTCCTTGCTGACCGTCAGACTGCATCACAAAAGTTTTGCTGGCAAATTCGTGTCAGCATGGAAAATGAAATGGAGATGGAAGACTAATGCCTTATTCAGTAGGAGCACAAGGTTCAAATGGATGCTCAGGGTATCCAGTAGTAAAAGAAGGTGGCGAAGTAATGGGATGCCACAAGACAGAAGCAGATGCAACAGCACAGGTTCGTGCTTTATACGCTGCAGAAGCAGACAAGGCTGATGGTCCTAACAGTGTTAATCCATCTTCAACTGCAAATCCTAAATATCCAAACGTTGGAGTAAAGACACCAACATCTATGCGTGGTGGAAAGAAAGTTAAGATTCGTAAACCAAAACTACAAGGTGGTAATGGTGGTAATGCTTCTGGTGCAGTTTCTAGTGGTGGAACATCCATTAGTGCTATGTACAAGGCAGAAAAAATTGTTGAGGGCGATTATGTTATGGGCTTGACAACGGAAGGTGCTGTTGTTGGTCTTGTTGAGCATGTTATGACTGAGGGTGGGGTATATGGTGTTCCAGGAACAGAGTATGCTATCCAGTCTACTCCAGAAAATCCAGCAATGGCTGTTAGAATTTATGAGTATGAGGAAGACGAAGACAACTGGTGTCCAACAGCATATTCAATTGGAATGCTTATGTCTGACGCACAAAAAATTTCAGAACTTAATGTGGAGGTTCAAGAACCAGAAGATGACATGCAAGAAAACGACATGGAAGAAGTTTATAAAGCAGAAGGATATACTCCAACTGCTGGCATGAAGTCTGCTGCTGCTCGTGCTATTCGTTGGAAAGAACAGGGCAAGGCTAACGGTGCAGGAACTCCTGTTGGTTGGGGTAGAGCAAGAGATATCGTAGCAGGTCGCTCAATGTCTCTAAGCGTGGTAAAAAGGATGTATTCCTTCTTTTCCAGACACGAGGTAGACAAAAAAGGTAAAGACTTTAACAACACAAGCAACCCAAGCAACGGTAGAATTATGTGGGACGCTTGGGGCGGTGACGCTGGATTTAGTTGGTCTCGTGCTATTGCAACTAGAGAAGCAGATAAAGCATTGTTTGCTGATTTTGGTAAAGATTATTCAGACCAAGGACAATTGGCTAAGGCTGGTAGTGTTGGTAGTATGGTTTCTTGGAATTCTTCTGGGGGTACAGCAACAGGAAAGATTGTTAGAATTATTAGAAATGGTAAGTACAATGTTCCTAACTCAGATTTTACAGTAACAGGCACACCAGAAGACCCAGCAGCAGTCATTAGAGTCTATCGTGACGGTAAGCCTACAGACACCCTGGTTGGACATAAACTTAAGACTCTTAGGAGTAATTAATGAGAGAACTAATTCATTTTAGTGCTACTTGGTGTCAGCCATGTAAGCAGATGCAGCCAGTGTTAGATAAGTTTCTTAAAGATAATCCTGACATTGTTTATATTAGGTATGATGCTGATGAGGATGTAAGCGTATTCCAAGAACATGAGGTTAGGGGAGTCCCTGCTTTTATTGGCAAGGTAAATGGCAAGGAAACTTTTCATAAGGGAACAGCCACAGAAGCCAGACTTTCTTCACTATTTGCTTGACAAACACCGCCATATACGGTAAAATATATATATGAGTAAACCAGATTGGGCTACACGCCTACAACGCACATTTAAACGTAAATACGATAAGGGCTATGAAGATGGTCATATTGTTGGATGGAGAGAAGGATTTGAGATGGGTAGAAAGAAAGCCCTTGCAGAGCAACGTAAAGTTATGATTGCTGGCATTCAAAAAGACATTGACAAAAATAAACAACACTATAGTCCAGGAGTTCTTGCAGGTCTTCAGGCATCCATATCCATGATTAGAAAGATTAGATAATGATTAAATCAGTTAAAATTGGTCCACAAAAGTTTGACGTTGTTGAGCGTGATTCTAGAGAAGACGGTATGCTCAATGATGGTGCTTATGGCTATACCATGGATGGCAAGAACCTTATTGTAATTGCATCTGGTCTTGGCAATGGTAAGCAACAGATTACTTTGCTACACGAAGTTCTCCATGCTGTTCGCATGAATTATGATGGTATGCCTAGACCAAATAAAGATGATGACTTTGAATCATGGGAGCATTACTTTATTGCCATGTATGAAACTGGTCTTTTAGCGGTACTTAAAGATAATCCTAAACTAGTAGAATTCTTAACTAAATGACTAAACAACAAATAAGCGATGATGGCATGGTTTGGTTGATACTTATATCTGGTGTGTTTATTGTTGGAATAGTATTGACAATGATTGTACAGGCAAATATGCCTAAACAAAACTGTTGGGATAAGTATCCTAATAATGAAGTTCAAGCAATATTAAATTGTGAAGGAAAAGAATAATGGAACACGACCTATTAGAAGTAGTATTTGGTATTAATCACATTATTGCAGAATTCTTTTGGAATGCTGTATTCGCTATTGCAGTATACGGATTTACAAAGGCTAGAACACTACGCAAGATTCACAAGTATGTAGATAGTAAACACAACATAGAACACGAGGAGTATTAAAATGAATGCAGATTTTATTAAAGCGGTAGGTATTACATATGATGAAGCAGAAAAGTTGCTTCTTAAAAAACACAAAGATTATGGACCGAAGAATATTTCTGGTAGTCCAGGGGGAGCGTTGAATGGACTTAGAGTTAGAATGCACGACAAGTTGGCTCGCATTAACCATCTTTATGATTCTGGTGCTACCCCCGAAAATGAAAGTCTTAGGGATTCTTTTATTGATATGGCAAACTACGCAATTATCGCAATGCTGGTACTAGATGGTAACTGGGACAATGATTAAAGCACCAGAAGATATCATCATCATTAAGGTAGAGAAGAAAACAGAACCAGAGAAAACTGCATCTGGTCTATTGCTTTCTGTAGGTCCATCAGATGAACCAAAAAACATTGGAATTGCCTATGCTGTAGGCGAGGGTAGACAACTAAAAAGTGGTGTCCGTGTACCAATGGATGTAAAGGTAGGAGACAAAATTATGTTTAATCCTAACAATGCTATAAAGTTTAAGCATGATGGAGATGATTATTTATCTATATATAGTGCAAGCATTCTTGCTATACTTGAAGGTGAAGATGAAAATAGTTCTAGTAATTCCGTGGAAAGCAACTCCTAGTAGGGAGAAGCCTTTAAAGGCTGTACTTGATTGGTATAAAACTAATTTACCAAACATTGAAGTGATATTTGCTAACGCTTCTGACGATATGTGGTTACCAAGTGCTAGTCGTAATATAGGGGTAAAAAGGGCACAGGAGGCTCATGCAGACGTTGTAATAATGAATGACGCTGATACTATACCCGAAATTTCATCTTTATTGGAAGCCATAGATGCAGCAAATAATGATGAATTAATTCATTTACCATATATGGATGCAAGGTATTTAGATGAAGAGTCTAGTGAACAATATTACAATAATGAAAAATTAATTGAAGA